GAAGAATTTCAGTTAACTCTTCTTTTACAACCTCACGTACGGCTGTTTTAAGTGCTTTTACAAGTGTTTTTGTGTCCATATAATACTTTTTTAATAAATATTAGTACTAGTAGTTTATGCCCTGATTCCATTCATTATCTGAAGGTTTTGGTCCATATATGATTCTTTGTTGTTTATTTATTGCATAATCTCCGGCTTTTCCTATAGAATTGTCCGGAGTTGTTGATATTAATATAACCGTACTAGGAGCTTCTAATAAATCAAATAAAGATCTTTGTTGTTCTATTAATTGATTAATACTGTCTTTTCTAGATTCAATATCTTCATTAGAAACATTAATTTCTCTATAAAACTCAGATTCTAATTCTGTAGACATTTGTTGAATATTATTTATAGCTTCTGCAGTAAACGAACTAATTGGTATTTCATCATTAACACAAATTCTAGAAATAAGTTCAATTGCAGGCGTTATAATAGTTGACGCAGTAATAACGCCAGCTAATATCAATGCTAAGATAGGAGAAAATTTTCCAATTATTGTTTTAATTGTTGCATACAATTCTTTTTGAAAATTAATATTTTCAGCATCTGCAGAAATTAGCGGTATTGTAATTGTTTGGCGTATTGCTACATATGTAGCTCCTGCAACAGCAATTCCATATAAAACTGCAGTTACAATACTTAGCCAGCCTAAATATTTTAGTAATTCTTTTATATAAAATAATAGTTTTGTTAATAATTGTTTTAATCGTATAACACGAGGATCTGTACACTTTATTCTTTTTGGTAGTTTAGATGATTCTTTTGAAATTGTTAATGCAACTTCAGTTAATTTATTTTGTATTTTTTGAAAGGCACGTTCCATTTTTGAAATTGCCGTCGGAATTTTTTCAATAATAATATCATAAGGAGGTGCTACTGCCATATTATGTTTTCTTTACAAAATATTTGTTACTATTTAATTGTGCAATAAGTGTCGCTGCTTCAGTTAATTCGGGTATTCCAACAGGCACGCCCGGGCCTCCAGCACCTGTCGTTCCTAGTTGTATTGCCGAAATCAATTTATTCAAAATCTGAAATAATACAGTACCATGTGGTATTGGCTCATCTGCGTCATCACTTCCAATTCGAACTGAATCTTCTGTGTTTAAAACAATACCTTGTTTTGCATCTATAACAGCTATATCAGTTTTTGCTCGTAAGATAATACGATCACTAGACCCTATAAATTGTGAGCCTTCAAAATTGTTATTAACTGTTAAAGATCTAGATAATTTAAATGTAGTTAAGTTCTGCGTACTAGTTAAATATAAAGATGCAGAATCTTCTTCAATATTTTCAACTATAAATTCTTTTCCAGATAAATTTTTTCGACCATTTGATAAGATAATTATTGGATCTGATTCTGAATTTTGTGTAATCCAATTTGGCGTTTTATAATAATAGCCAACTGGCATATTATTAGTATTGATACTACTACCAAATCGAATACTATTTCCAAACCGCCCTTCAATTAAAAAATCACCCTCATATGGTTGTAATGGAGATATTGATTTTTTAACAAAAGTTTTACCTGGTTTAGTATTATCAATAGTTTCTTGAGATGTGCCATTAGACAACCCCGGTAACATGTTTTCATTTATTGAAGATTGAATATCAATTGATGAAACATAATACCATGCTTCACGCCATCTATCCGTTGTAGCTTCTTGATTAAATGTTTTATATATCAAAACAAATTCTCCAACTAATGGAATTTGTTTCATATTAATATTAGATGGACGTGCTATATATACGCTGTCATTAAAATATGTACTACATGAACGAACTTTTAATGCAAATAATCTATTGACAGTAGAATCAACTTCGGTATCAGGTATATATTGATATGTATAATCATAATCAATTACTTCAGCAACATCCCACTCTATTTTTTTAGACATTTACATCCTTTTGTTGATCTAATTTTTCTTTTGTTTGTCGTATACGTTCATTTAAAACACGATCTTCTTGATCTAAATTATCAAGTTCATCAGATAATTCCGCAGATAATGTTTGTTCAGCAACCCGAAGTAATTGTTGTTTTTCTTCATCACTCAATAAACCATCCGCACCAGATATGGTTTGTTTAGTTGAAATATATCGTTGTACAATTGCAGTTAATTTAACTAAATGATCATCATTTTTAACTGCAACATCTAAATATTCTTTAATTAAAGGTACAATGATTGTAGCATCAGATGCATTTTTTATAAGAGGTTGTAACTGTGCAATAAGTTGATTTATTTGCCTATCTTTCTTTTTAGAATTATGATAGACATCAGACATTAGATCAGCAAAGGTAGTTCCTTTGAATAATTCATCATTTTTGTCCATAACGTAAAATCCTTTAATAATAAATATTAAAACGGCAATTTTACGAAATTTGTTTGTTCATATTCTTTAAACTTATCTACATAGATTTGTTTTAAAGTTTTTATTACGCGCGTAATATTAGTTGTTTCTAAACCCGTACGTTCTCTTATAAAGATATAAAGAGCTTTTTTATTGAAATTTTCTATATTTTCTCTAGTTTCAAAAATATGCAATATTGAATCTGCAACATGAATATCGGTAGGATTATTAAATATATAATTTAGATTTTCATAACAATGATCGATATAAGCATCCATGAAATATTGTAACGTTTCTCGCATATCATCATTATGAATTTCAGTAATGATATTTCTTTGTTCGTCTACATCTAATTCAATTGCATCTGATTTTAACTTTGAATATGCTTTTTGATTTTCTGCAATTAAATAGTTAAATGATGTTCTAGTATAATAAGAATATGCCTTACCAGCATTTGGATTGAATTTATTTAATCGTTCCGTCAAATACGTAACAAGATCAGTTTGTAAATCTTGAAATGTTGAATCAATATATGTTGGCTTAACTTTGTTAATAAGATTTTCAGCCATTTTCATGAATGCAGGATAAATAAATCTGCGATAAATTTTTTCGCGAAGTGCTGGCTCGCTTTCTGAGCGATTGTATGCGGATATTGCAAAGTCAGTTATTTTAGTAAAATAAACATTAGATTTTTTCTTCTTCGCCATTAAATTCTTCTTTCAATTCTTCAACTACTTGTTTCAATAAACTAAATGTAGTTCCAGATTCATCATCTTTTTCAAATGCACCTAATCTATCAATTTGCTGCATTGCATTATATGATTTTAATATTTGATTGTACATATATTGATTGGTTTCTTCAAGATTGGAAATATATCCAACAAAACCATCTACTTCATCTTGTTGATCAGCTAATACACCAGCTAAATACCAAACTCGATAACCTAAGTAAGTACACGTGCTAGCTAATAATAAAATTATAATTACAGAAATTATCATATTAATCCTGATTAAATGCACTAAAAATATCTGTCAATGTTTTTTCAACATCTGGATTATTTTCTGCAAGATTTTTTAATCCATTACTTTTTGTAATTTTGCTTTTTTCTGCAACTGGTTTTGGAGTTGATTGATCTTTATTTCTCCAACGCTCAAATTCAATTTGTGCTGCCATATGATCGCCATGATGCAAAATGATTGGTAAATTTGTTTTCAATTTGGCTTGAGCTGAACGAGCAACAAAATATGGTTTATTTGCATCATCATACATACCATCATGAATCTTAATTGCTTGATATTCAGTCCATGACATTTTCACATCATATTCTTGTAGCAACCAAATAGAAAGATCCGGTACCATAGTAAATGGAATATTTTCATTGTGCTTATACATCTTGTTTTGATTCTTGCGATGCCAATCAGATGTTTCAATTTGATATACTTCATTACCATCGCCCGGAAATCCTACTTTACCTAAATCATGATGCATTGCTGCAAAACGAAGTTCTTCGATAGTATATCCAGACATATCTGCACCCATTTCAGTCCAAGATTCATAAAGTTTCTCAGTGCATGCAATAACACGAAGTACGTGATCTACATATCCTCCTGCAAATGCATTATGAAAATGAGCCATTGAAGATGCAGGCATCAAAGCCATTCTATCTTCAAATGCATCATACATTTTATTGAGTTGATTTTTACGTGTAGGAAAGTAGTCATTTACTGCTTGACGATACTGTTCCCAATTTGATTTGATTTTTTCTGCTTCTAACATAAATTTATATTAAGAAATTAATTTCGTACTTCCAAATGTTGTCCATGGACTAACTTGGATGTACATTGCCAACATGTAACAGCAGTTGCATTTATATCAACTCGTTGACAAATATTATCACAATATTTACATTGTAATTTTTTATATCCTCGTGCATAAGGACTATTTTTTATATTTTTTCGATCTTTCATTTCGTAACTTGTTCCAATAAGATAATATTTGTGATTGCGGCTTTGACTCTGGCTTTGACTGAGGTTTTTCTAAAGATATATTTTGTATTTCAATTTTAGTTTGTTTTAACAATTCTTTATTTGCTGAAATTAGAAGTAATACAGCTAAAGGATCAAAAACGATAATCAATGCAATAATCAACCAATTAACAACAGTATCCATGTCAGATCCTACAATTTTTGCAATATATTTTAGCGGACCTATTTCTGCAGTAACATCACTAGATGTTTGCAATTCAGTAATTGTTGTTTCTATTTTAGTTACTGAATCAGATAATACAGATTCTTTATTTGATAATTCATTTAATCGTTGCATAGAAAATTCTAATTGTTTTTCATATGCTTTTCGATTACCTGCAGAAGATGATGTTATTACATTACCATTACGATCTACACGTTGTTGTTGATTAGTTGATAATGCTTGAGTTAGTTGTTGTATGTTTGTATTTACTAATAATTTATCATTAACTACCGCATCTAATTGCGTTTGGAATCTATTGCGTTTAGACTCAATATTTTTAATTGTAATTTCTAAATTATTTAATTTATATGCAGTATCTTGATATGCTGAAACTAAGAATCCATATATTCCTAATGATGTTACACACATTAAAATAATAACAGCCGTAGTTAAATATATTTTAATTAATCTAGATATATCATTCCAAGCACGATGCAAATATGAAGCTGTTATAAGTTTAGAAGCTTCTAAAGTACCAGCTAGAACGGTAACTGCTAAAAATTGTGAAGAAAACAATCTGCTTAAACCAAATACACTATAGTATGCAGCACTAAATGCTAAACTTAACGATGCAACTAATAATACATACGGAAAATAACGTTTCATTATCCCCTATCGATATAATATTTTGCTGATTCTAATTTTTTTAATGCCCGGGCTAAATTATCCAATGTAGATTGTTTATCAATCTTACCTTCAGTTATTGCTTTTCCAATAACACGAATAATTTCATGTGCATCAGTAACATCATCCGTAATTTTTTCTCGAAATTTATATTCCGCTTTCATAAGTAACCTTTATTAATTTATATTATTAATATTATATATAATAAATATATTATCCTAAAATTAAAGCATTTTCTTGACAACATTGAATTTTTAAGTTAGATAATGCTTGTTCTTTAGCTTTAGCCTCGACCATGATGTCAAGATCTGCTACACCATATGTATTGGGAGTAGATAAAATATAGTCAGCGTGAGCTTGTTCCTTGATCTTGGTAAACTCCTTGTATTGCTTGTGGAATGTCGGCCACTTTGGCAAATCCTCCATCGCAATGTTGTGATGTGCAAACATACGCTCGATAAGAACCTGTGCCTCGCGGCGACGAGACTCGCTGTAATGAGTACATTGAGTGATGCCATAACGTTGCCATGTTTCGCGAGCCATAAAGAATGCTTCTTGTTCGGATAAATCACCAGTATTGAAAGTGTGATGCCAATAGTCAAATGTAATAGGAATACCAATCTCAGTGTGCAACATGGAAT